AGCTTTAGCACTAAAAACATTTTGGGTTATAATACATGTTATCACATGTTTCTTTATTATAGCCAATACTATAAGGCACTGGTAAATGAAAATCGTATTAAAATTTCAAGCATCATGGTGTGGACCATGTAAATCTCTTTCAGAAGTTATCAAGAATTCTGGCGATCTTGATACTGAGTTTATCGAAATTGACATAGACGAAAATATAGAGATGGCAAAGCAGTTTAATATACGAACTGTTCCTACGCTCGTAATGATGTCAGATCGTACGCCCGAGACGACTGAAGTGAAAAGAGTTACTGGATCATTAACACTAGAAGAATTAAGAGAGTTTATAAATGGTTAAAGAAAAAAGTAATCTTCTATCAGATCGCAATACATTCAAGCCATTTAATTATCCTTGGGCGTATGATTCATGGCTAAAACATGAACAGAGTCATTGGTTGCACACTGAAGTGCCAATGGCAGAAGATGTAAAAGATTGGAAAAAGAAACTTACTAATGAAGAGAAGAAGTTCCTTACTCACATCTTTAGGTTCTTTACTCAAGGCGACATCGATGTAGCAGGTGGTTATGTACGTAACTATCTTCCTTACTTCCCTCAACCTGAAGTAAGAATGATGCTGTTAGGCTTTGCTGCTCGTGAAGCACTTCACATTGCAGCCTATTCTCACCTGATTGAAACTCTCGGTCTACCCGATACAACATATAATGAATTTTTATCCTATCAAGAAATGAGGGATAAACACGATTATATTATGGATGTATCTTCAAAGAATACGACAATCGAGTCTACTGCTACACACATTGCAGTATTCTCAGCCTTCACCGAAGGAATGCAATTGTTTAGTTCATTCATCATGCTCTTAAACTTTCCAAGACATGGCAAGATGAAAGGCATGGGTCAGATCGTTACTTGGTCTATTGTTGATGAAACACAACATACCGAATCAATGATCAAGTTGTTTAAGGAATATATCAAAGAGAATCCAGAGATCTGGAATGATTCGTTGAAGAGTAAAATATATACTATCGCTGAGAAGATGGTAGAACTTGAAGATAAGTTTATTGACTTAGCATTTGCAATGGGACCTATGCAGGATCTATCGCAAGAAGACGTTAAACACTATATTCGCTACATCGCTGATCGTCGACTGATTAGTCTTGGAATGAAGGGTATCTTTAAAGTTAAAAAGAATCCTTTACCTTGGGTAGAAGAAATGATCAATGCACCAATTCATGGTAACTTCTTTGAGAACCGCGTAACTGATTATGCTAAAGGTGCTCTTGGAGGTTCATGGAATGATGTGTGGGGTAAGGCAGCCTAATGTTAGAAACTATTTGCGAAGTATTAGAAGATGCTTACAGACGTAATTGGATTACTAGTCGTGATGGTAATGTAAGCATACGACATCATGATCGTGATCACTTCTATATCACGCCAAGTGGTGTTCGTAAGCAAACTCTACAACCCGATCAATTTAAGAAGATTAGGATCGTAAGTAGTCTAATGTGGTCCGAAGAATACTATACTGACATCAGCGCCAAATTAAAACCTAGTGGAGAGATTCCTCTACACTTTGGTTTACAAAAGAACATGGGTCAGCATCATGGTGAAGTTCGTGTAGTAGTTCACGTACATCCTACATATTGTATTGCAGCTATGCACGCTGGAATTGATTTGAGTACTATTAGTGATGCATTTCCAGAACTGAATCGCTATACTAAGGTTGCACCAAACGTAGGAGATGTTCCTCCTATCAGCCAAGAGTTAGCTGATAGTTGCTTTGAGAATCTACAACTAGATCACTATGGCAATATCGCTTATGATATCGTGGGTATCAAAGGTCACGGTGTAGTTGCAATTGACACAAGTCCTTGGAGAGCGTACGAACACATCGAGCGCTTAGAACACATTTGTAAAATCGTTTTAGCATCAGGTAAATATGGCACACATAGTAGCAAATCTTCCACCAGTTAAGTGTTATGTTCGTGCAGAATTTCTTTACGATTTTGAAAAAGGATATGGCGAATTAGAACCGTGTTGGTGGGTAAGCGTCAAATCTTTAAGAGGTCAGGCATTTCGTATTGAATCTTATCTTAATAATTACGGTGCTTTATATGATAAGCTACCTCTACACGCCTACTGCTGGAAACCTATTGAGGGAGAACCACTTCCTTTAGATTACTTGCAGCTTTGGGATAGTCTTTCCTATGATATAACTATTATAAAGAAAGCACAGCTTCAATCAATGAGATGTAAGTTTAAGCTTAAGAGTGGAGACTGGATGTATGGTGTCTATATGTTTACATTAGACTCAGCTCATCCAGACTTTAATATTCTTGATACAGGATTTAGTGAAGATGTAGAAGATCATAAGTCTTATAACTTTATTCAATGTGATAACGGACAGTTTGCAGCTCAACCTAACAATAGGCTTATTATTCTAGAACCAAGTAGCAATCCTAAAGAATTAAAAATTCCAGATTTCAGAGTAGCAACAAGGAGATGGTCTGTTGAAACTGAAGCAAAGTGGTCTTTGGGAGATACGAATACTGTAATGTATGAAAAGGATTTATAAATGGCGCTAAGACACTTTGACTGTGATTCATGTGGAGCACACGGTAAAATAACATTTAAGGCAGATGACGAATTTAGAACATCTGATGTGGCGTACTGCCCGTTTTGCGGCAGCGATATATATGAAGAAGAGGAGTACGAAGATGACGAAGAAGATCAATAAGGTAACAATCTACTATGACGACGGAACATATGAAGAGATTAAAACTGGCGTTTCTGATACACAGAATCAACAGAATCAAGCAACAACTCCGTGGTATGATATGAGGCCAGACTATTATAAGATCAAAGAGTATAATGTCTCTAAAGATATACCAACGTACTCGCCATTCTTTGTGACTTCTGGCGACGCTAGTCCAGGAGCCTACACGATTACTAGTACAGCTAACGCAGGACCTGATTATAAATATACCATTACAAGCACTGGTAATGGTAATGTGGATTTATCAAAATAAAGAATTTACTGAAGATCAGATAGACAAACATATAGGATTCGTCTATCTGATCACGAATACGAGTAACGGCAGAAAGTACATAGGTAAGAAACTCTTCTGGTTTTCAAAGACTAGGACCGTAAAAGGTAAGAAGAAGAGGGAAAAGGTACTATCTGACTGGCAATCATATTGGTCCTCTTCGGAAGAATTGAAGAAGGATGTTGCCGAGCTTGGGCAACAAAGTTTTACAAGAGAAATTCTTTATTTGTGCGATAATAAAGGAACGATGTCTTATCTAGAAGCTCGTGAACAATTCTCGAGAAGGGTACTTGAGAATATAGACGAGTGGTATAATGGCATCATTAATTGTAAAATACACAGATCACACGTAAAGCTATGATATATCTCTTATTCTTAAGCGCGCTCTCACTCTCAGCAATTGCAGAGTATTACGCCATCATGGGATTGATGGCAATCTTCTCGGGCGCACCATATTCAATCGCAATCATGGGCGTAGTACTAGGTCTGTCAAAGATCGTAGTCACGTCATGGTTGTATCAAAATTGGGAACGTACTACAATACTACTTAAGACTTACTTTGTAAGTGCGATCACAATTCTCATGCTTCTAACAAGCATGGGTATATTTGGTTTCTTATCTAAGGCACATTTAGATCAAGGTGTAGTAAGTGGTGATGTTGCCGCTAAGGTGGCAATCATCGAAGAAAAAATCAATGTTCAAAAGGAGAACATAAATGCAGCTCGTAAGACAATTTCTCAACTGGATTCACAGGTTAACGCAGCCCTCGATCGAAGCACCACCGAAGCCGGAGCCGATCGTTCAGCCTCAATTAGAAGAACCCAAGCCCGTGAAAGAACCCGTCTCCTCGAAGAGATCGCCACAGCCCAAAAGGCCATCGCAACCCTTAACGAAGAGAAAGCCCCAATCGCAGTCGAGCTCCGCAAAGTCGAAGCCGAAGTCGGGCCGATCAAATACATCGCAGCGTTAATATATGAGGATAACCCCGACGCTAATACATTAGAAAAAGCTGTCAGGGTTATGATTCTTCTTATAGTATTTGTATTTGATCCACTTGCCGTATTGATGTTCATCGCTGTAAATCAAACACTCGCGTATAATAAAAAAGATCCAATAAAGATAGAAGAAGTTATCGTCGAGACGGCACTGCCACCTGGAGAAGCGCACAAAATAAAGAGTGCTTCTCATGTTCCAATAAAGGACTATGTAGAAATCTTCAAAGAAGATACTATAACTGGAATAACGCTTAGAGTACTTTAGAATACATCGGTGTACAAATATTCGTATTCGTAATAAAATTATATCATTAACTAATTGGAGTTATTATGACAGAAAGGAAGGTACCCGCATTGTTAAAAGCTAAAGTGTCCACCACTGATGAGGTCACCATGACCTTGATGAAGGGAATTCAGAAAGGATATATGGTCCTGTCTGAATTTGAAAATGATATGACATATACAGTTGTTAAGGTATTCCCTAAGGAATCCTCTGCAAAAGCATATGCTGGCGATCAACAGATCATCAAAGTCGATGTAGTTAGGGACTTCTCATGATCATAGACTTTAATGATTTTTTTAGAATGAGAGTAGATATACTCAAAATCAATGAAGACTTGTTTCAACTCATTATTGAAAAAATCTTGTTAGAAGAGCCTAAAGGCTTTCATTCATCCAAGTCTGAGTCATTCTTAACCACAGAACAACTCAGGTCATTCGTCAACTATATTAATGAGGTAACTCGTGATCACATCTAATTCCGGAATTGACTGGACTAATATTATGTCGGAAGAAGACAAGAAAGAATTTCTGAAAGATCCAGAATTTGCATCTTGGCTTAAAGGTCTACTATCTGACCGAAATCAAAGCACTACCGTACACTTCACGAAGAAAGATGGAACTCTTCGTGCAATGCGCTGTACACGCAACCCTGAACTTATTCCTCAAGAATTTCATCCTAAAGGCGAAAGCGAAAGCACTAAGTCTATCGCAGCATTTGATCTTGATAAGAATGAATGGCGTTCTTTTATTCCAGAGAATGTTGTAAGGATTGAATATGCGTTCTAATACACTAATCAGCGGAGCAATAGTGCTAGCAATACTTGTTGTAGTACTTGGTCCACTCGCAATTATCTGGGGTTTGAACACACTGTTTCCTGTTCTAAATATTCCATATACTTTTGAAACATGGGCAGCAGTTATCTTAGTAAGACTTATTTTTGAAAGCAAAGTGAGCTTTAAATCATGACACAAATTTCATCTCCTTCTGATCGTCAGAAGATTAAGAAGATGCTTGGAGAAATCTCCGATTCAATGACACGCATCTCAGCAGAGCGTGATCTTATCAAAGAAACTATCAAAGAAATGAGCGACGAGTTTAAGCTTCCCAAGCGCACTCTGAATAAGATGGCGAAGGTGTACTATAAGCAAAACTTCCACGTCGAACAGGCTGATCACGAAGAGTTCGAGACTCTCTACACTACTATCGTAGATGGTAATACTTGAGTATTACAAAATAGCCCTGTACAAATATTCGTCTATTTGATATAATTATCCTATAAAACTGGAGAAATATATGGCTATTGTTAAAGAACCAACAGAATCAAAACTTACTGCAGGCGAAAAGCGAGCTCAAAAGCGCCGCGAAACTGCTGCAAAGATGGAAGAAATTTTTGGCACTGGTAAGGGTAGTGCTGAACCCATCATCAATCCCCTAGACTACAGAGCTAGTCTTATACGCGCACTAAATTATTATAACGTAGCCTATGACAACAAGGACAAACGCAAGTGGTTCATGTCATATGTTGGCAAGAAAAGTACCGAATTTGACTCTTTGTCAGACTTTGAGTTTCGCTCAGTGGGTACAATGATTCGCCTTAAACAGCGCGATCAACCACTTTTGGATCATGATCTTCAGTTTATTGAAGACCGCATTGCAGAAATGCGTAAAGGTATCACAAAAGTTACGTCAACTATTGTTGGCAAACAAAAAGAAAAAGTAGATAAACCTATTGTATCAGTTCAAGATCGTGTGGTTGAAGCTGCCTCTGCTCACATTGCTGAAATCGATGGGTTTATTGACGAGTTCGTACTCAATGATATCGAATTCGATATTGCAGCATATCTTAAGTCGAATGACGTAAGTGCTGCTGTTTCAAAGCATATTCCTATCGCATTCGAAAAAGGTCTTGAAGAATTGTGTGAGGCATTAGAGGGTAAAGATCCTCAGCTTGTTGAAGGTTATTCTAACTTTAAGAAAACAAAACTCAAGAAATTAATTAAGCTTTATCAAAGTATTAATGATGCCTGTGCTCAGCAAGCAGTGACTGCTAAAGCTATACGTAAGCCACGAGCTCGTAAAGAAAAGCCTGCATCCGTACTTGCTGCTAAAGTAAAATTCCTTAAGGAATTTGCAGAGCTTAATCTCAAGTCTGTTTCCCCTGTGAATATCATAGGATCTAGCGAAACTTGGCTTTATAATACTAAATATAAGAAACTGCAAGTATATCGTGCAGTTGGAGATAGTAAGCTATCCATTAAGGGTACGACCATCCTCAACTATGAAGTAGCTACATCAGGCTCTAAGACTATGCGTAAACCTGAGATGGTTACGGGTTATGCCGATATGACTAAGCGAAACCTAGCTAACGAGTTTAAAAACTTGAAGACTAAGGAATCTGCAGTTAATGGTAGAATTAACGAGGATTGTATTATTCTTCGTATTTTTTCCTAATCTTTATATGATAAAGCCCTGTACAAATATTCGTCTATTTGATATAATTACTATATCAAAGTCAAAGGAAACAATTATGAAAAAACTTGTATTAGCAGCAGCACTCATCGCTTCAACCCCAGCTTTCGCTTGGGGTGAAAGAGAACAAGGTGCTCTTGCTGGCGTCGCTGGTCTTTGGATATTTCAACAATTGTCCAAGCCACAAGTTGTAGTTCAGCAACCACCTGTTATCGTACAGCAACCACCTGTTATCGTACAGCAACCACCTGTTATCGTACAGCAACCACCAGTATATAGTCTACCAAGATCACAGCATGGTGGAACACCTATCTATGAAAGACGCACTCAGTGGGATGCTAATTGCAATTGTTATATCGTGGTTTATAACCAGATTGGTTGGCAATAAATGATTCTTTTAGATTATTCGCAGGTGTGTGTTGCAGCAATTCTTGCGTTCAGTAAAGACCTACGTAAGGATGCGCCTGGCGATAAGAAAGATCTTATCCGGCACGTAGCACTCTCGTCAATCAAGTCATACAAGAAAAAGTATGGCAAAGAATTTGGTGAAATGGTTATTGCTTGTGATAGTCGTAGTTATTGGCGCAAGGAATACTTTCCCAACTATAAAGGTATGCGCAAGAAAGCTCGTGAAGAATCAGACCTTGATTGGCAAGTAATCTTTGATACGCTATCGGAAATTCGCAATGACTTAAAGGAATACTTCCCTTACAGAGTTCTCAATGTTGATCGCTGCGAAGCTGATGACATTATCGCCGTGCTTACTCAATCAACTCAGGAATTTGGCAAGCACGAGCCTGTAATGATCATTTCATCAGATAAAGACTTTAAACAGCTTCATGAATATGATAATGTTAAGCAGTTTAGTCCTATGCTTAAGAAGCAAATCGTAGTAAATAAGAAGGAGCTAAAGGAATGGCTTATCGAGCACATCGTTAAAGGTGACGCTGGTGATGGTATTCCTAACATTTTGTCTAATGGCGATGTCTTTATGAAAGGCGAACGTCAAAAGCCAGTGAGCTCTAAGCGTCTTAATGAATTCTTCGAGAATGGTTTTATTGGTTGTAAGACTGATGAAGAACGCCATAACTGGCGCCGTAACATTACTCTGGTAGATTTTAAGTATATTCCAGAAGATGTAAAAGCAGCAGTAATGACTAACTTTGAGGAACAACCCAAAGGTGACAAGAATTCTATTATGAATTATCTTATTAAAAACAAGTGCAGATTGCTGCTTGACGAATTAGAGGACTTTTAATGCGAAAGTATATTACCGAAATCCTAGAGGAAGTTAACAAAGAACCAACTACATTAGCGAAGTATCGAGAAGATGCAGCGCTAAAGTTTCTTTTTCAATACGCTTTCATTCCCGAACAAAAGTTTGATTTACCTGAAGGAGATCCTCCTTTCAAACCTGATGCTGGTCCTATTGGAATGACTCCTACAAATTTTACACAAGAAGTACGCAAGCTATATGTTTTTACAAAAGCTCGTGAACTACCTAGACTTCGTCGTGAACAACTTTTCATTCAATTACTTGAGAGTGTTCATCCAACTGAAGCTAAAGTTCTTCTTGCAGTAAAGGATCAGAAGCTAAATAAACTATATAAGAATGTCACTGCTAAATTAGCAGCGGAATATGGCTTCATCCCAGTACAGGTCAAAAAGAATGAGGACACAGCATCAAAAAAATCTTAAGATTATTCTCTCGATGGAGCAGCAGGAACTCGCGCACTGGCTGGCAAATCTACCCGACGATGAAATAGAATACGTTGAATGGCTTGTCGAAGAAGTTGAATTTGCGTTGGATAGGATAGTCTTAGATCATAGTGGTCTCGAAGAAGCACGAGAAGTGATAAAAAAATTCACAAAGAATAATAGTTAAACCCTGTACAAATATTCATCAATTTGATATAATACTACTATCGAATTGAAAGGTATATTATGCTTCGTGTAATCTTAGGCTTTTTTCTTGTCTATGGCGCAGTAGGATCTCTAGATCATGATCCTACATTTCCTGTACTTGGTGCTCTTGCCATTGCAGCACTTGGTCTTGCACTGATGTTCTTTGGCGTGAATTCTATTAAGGAACGTGTATGATTCTGTCTATCCTAAACGAACTTGAGTCTACTTCCTCTCGCCTTGAGAAGGAAGCTATCCTTAAGCGTGAAAAGGATAATGAACTGTTGAAGCAAGTATTCTTTCTTGCTTACGATCCATTCACTCAGTTCTATCAGCGTAAGATCCCAAGCTATGTGACTAGTCGTCCTGTTTGGCATACACTAGAGTCAGC